CAATTGTGCCATTTGGTGCGTACAGGTTCAGTGTAGTTAGAGTACTGAAACGCCCGACTTCCATTGTGATATCCATATTACGACGAATACGTTGCATCTTACGAGCGATTACAGCAGCTTCTGTTTCTGCCATATCAGTCGTACCGTAGGCGCGTTTACCTTGGATATCTTCAGGCTTAACAGCATCAACAATAGGCCAGTGAGCAATAGGGTAAGAGCGAATCTTACGGTTATCATCTTTATTAGCTTGTGGTTTAGCACCACGGAATTGGTCACCAATTAGACCGAGAGTTTGTGCTTGTTCTTCGAAAGTAACAGTGTTACCACTTAGGAATTCGTTACTGAATAAACCAGAATCATTCAGTAAAGTCCAACTTGTTGGTACAATCTGTAGTTCTTGGGTATAATCGACAATTTCAAAAGCATTAGTATATGAACGGGTTTGTGCCATTTTATATTTTCCTTGTTATATGTATTAAGTATTAAGCAGATTTGTCTAGTACTTGAATACCAGCAGCTTCGAATGCTTGATAAACTACCAGCTTCTCAGCGTCTAGGTTATAAGTAGCATCTAAAACTAGAGCACCAGCAGAGATACTAGCAGGACCACGAACCATTACAACTAACTTAGTGTCAGTAGTAGCAGCAATAGCTTTATTTTCTAGTACAATGCCAGCAGCAACAGCAGAACCATCTACAGCGGTTTGTACAGCAATCATGTATTTACCGTTAGCAGTTACTTTTCCAAGTACTGTACCAACAGCGTAGGTTTTAGCAGTAGCTTCATTTACGGTAACTACTTCACGGCAGTAGCCCAATTCGGGCTTGAATTCCATTTTAACAAGATTAGAGATTCGGAGCGAATCAACAGCAATTACGGACATAATATTTCCTTTAAATTTAATAATTCCATGAACCTAAGTACACTCCATTTTTGAGTAACTAAAGTTCTTTGTTTAGAGAACAGGAGCCTGAACTTACGTTTAGGAATACCTGTGTATTGAGAAAGTTCTTCTCGTGTACCTACAAAAACATCATCACTTGAGTAAAACAAGTAAGTATTTCTATCATTACATGTACCAACTTCTTTAAGAGTCAAGGCACGCTTTAATTTAGTTTCTTCACTTTGTTTCTTACCAAGTTGACATTTACTCATATTTTCAATATGTTCTTTTGAGAACACCCGTCCAATTTGAGCTTTACTTATGTTTTTACGTTCTTGTTCAGTTTTAATTCTTCCCTTCTGAATCTTAGAGATTTTAGCTTTAGTAGTTTCTGAGGGCTTATACCCAGAAGTCCCTTCGCCACCATCTGTCATATTACAAAGTTCAGCACCAAAGTACCTGAATTCCAATATAGTATCTTTCTCACACTGGAAGGCTTCTTGTTCTGATAAAGAATCAAAAACAATTTCAACAGTCATTCCGTGTTTCTTGTAGGTTCTTGTCCAGCGTTCATTGCGACCTGCTGTTTTCCAAGCACGTTTACCGTACCCTTTACCTACATAGAACACTTCATTTGTTGACTTCCTTCTGTGGAGGTAAACGTAGAACTTTTCCAAGTTATTTAGTTTGTTTAGCTTTTAGGATACGCGCAACTGCACTTTCACCTTGGGATTTTTCTTCATTAGAAACGGTAGCACCTTGTTCTGTAAACAGAGCAGACTTTTCTAGAGTTTCTTTTTGTTTTGTTACTTCAGCTTGCATTGCAGTTACAGCACCTAAAAGTAGTGTAAAATCTTCATCAGATTCAAGTGCTAGAGCAGCTTTTAATACAGGAGCTAGAATTTTTTCGTCTGATAGGACAGCTTGAAATTGAGCAGTTTTAGACTTAACAATTTGAGCTTTCTTTTCTTGTTCGAAAACCGCGATAGTCTCAAGTGCTTTAGTTAGCTGTACTTTGTTCTCATCTAGAGATTTTTGCAGAGCTTCTAAGGCTGATTTTTCGACTGTTTCCTTATTTGGAGTTGTCATTAGTTCTTCCTTTGTTTTTGTTGATTTAGAGACAGATACCTCTGACTCAGTGACCTCATGCATGATTTTCGAGGTATCGGACTCAGTAATTAATACTTCATCAGATTTGGTTACTTGTTGAGTAGGTGATTGTTTGTCCAGCTTATTTAGAGCCTTTTCAATCAATGCCTGATCGTTCAACATTGCTAGGTATTGGGTTTCATCTAACGTAGATAATACGTCAGCTAGTTGTTCTGCTTCACTGATAGACTTGAGTACTTCAAAAGATTCCAACTTTGATTGAATATAATCTTCATAGTTATATTCTGGAGAATCATCTTTTTCTTCAGGTACATAACCCATCATTCGTGATAGAATCTCAGCATCTTCATAATAAACAGAAAAGAACTTACGTAGAAAATCTGGTAGTTCCATTGTTACTCGGACTTGCTGCATTTTCTGAATATATTCTTCACTGAAATTATTAGCTTTTAGTACAAGAGCAAAATCTTTATTATTTGCAGGTCCACCTTGGGTCTTACTAACCAGTGCAACGTGAGCACCTTCTTTTTGGAAACTAATGTCTGATAGCTTTCGTTTAGCTTTAATTGTCATATTAATCCTCTATTTGTTCTACGGAAGCTAGAGCACCAATAGATACTCCACAAACTTCACCTGATTTAATTAATTCCCATAGACCATCATCAAGGCATTGTACTGTGCATAACCATGTACCTTTTTGTACAATGTTATCTCCAATTACCATATCTACAGGTGCAAGGTATGATTCAGCGAATTCAAAAGTATCTGTTTTGACTAGATGAAATAAATTAGCTTGCATACTATATTTATTGAAATTATGGCAAGCTTTTCTAACTTCTTCTTCTGAAGTTATATCACCATGAGCGTCTGCTTCATCTGGAACCATGACAATAAAAGTAGCTTGTTTGAGTTCTTCATCTATTGCTTTAGCTACTTGAATTCTACCGTAAACCTTATCATCACCATCTTTATTCAGATCAGCTTCAGTAATAGGTTTGGTATAACTTTTTAATATTTCTTGTTCTTTTAACACGGTTCTTGCCCAAGCTAAACCACTTGAACCACCGTATGCGTAGAATTTAATAATGTCTTCAGTCGGGCCTTTATCTTCTAGTCTACGTCTAAAATCAACAGACTTTTCAAGAAAGGTTAATTTGTTATAGAGTTCTTTTACGTTCTCTAAAGTGAAACCTTCTTTTAGAATATTTTCTGCTTTTTGTACTTGTTTTACAGTAACCTGATAACCAGAGCTTTCTCTTGTGTTATATTTGTTCTTTAATGCGATACCTCTTTGCATGTTATTTAAAACAGCTTGTGTAGGAGTATATGTTTTTGTCATGCTATCCTTTAATTAAGTACGCTTATATCCGATTATACCACATATAAGCGTCAAATACTAGTTAAAAATGAATATAGTGCGAATTATTTTAATCCTAAGAATTTAGCTACAGTTAATAACTTAGATACAAAAGGATGTTCCCATGTAGCGTCTGCTATTTCAACAGCAGTTGGACCAGATGATCCTCCAGTTAAGATAGCTTGTGCTTGGACTGGTACAGTAAATTGAGCACTAACATTGAACGCACCTAGAGTCTGTACAACAGGGACTCCACCACCATCTACGAACAAATTACCTGTAATAACCAAAGTGTGATTAGCCTCCATAGGTCTAACTCTCCAACCATTGAGTAAGAACATGTAGGGAGGGATAGCTAAACCACTACCTAATTCGTCACCACCTACTTGTTTTAACGCAGGTAGGTATTTTGAGTTATCAGAAGTAGCTACCCAATCTATCCAAGCAATCCATATCTCACTAGCAGTTATGTTAGTAACATCTAATATAATCCGTTTAGCTATGGGATCGAATATAGTAGCCATAAATCTCCTTTGTTATGCGTAAACCCTATCAGCTTCTGCAACCAATGATAACGAGATACCCTTACTACGTGTTAAAGAGCCTGTAGCAGCCACGAACTTACCTGACCCTGGCCTTACCCCTACCAATGTCACTGGACGGTCTGTACCACCGGAGAATCCACCTTGTACGTTTCCATCATAGTCGTAATCAAACGAGATAGAAGCAGATGAGATACTTCCAGTAATCGGAGTACCACTTGCATTATTTACAGTAATTGCTCCAGCTTCACCATAATCATTACCAGCACCTGGAGGGGCAGTGAACATTAATCTATAACTAGAACCTGCACCAACCAACGGAGTATTGAAGGTAATAACACCTGCTGCTGCGAAAGGATAACTGCGTGTAGCTGCTGTATTATCGTAAGAAACGAAACTATTTGTATCTGCTGTGCGATAACCCATGATTGTAACACCAGTTCCACCACCATTTGCGTTTGTAGGAGCAAAGAATCCTACTTTAAGTTCAGAACCTACGAAGTTTAACAGAATAGAAGCTGTCTTACCAGTAATTGCTCCAGCAGAAGCTAAACCATTAATATTAATGTTTTGACGTAACTGATATTGAATCTTTGTATAGATTTGTTGTAGCGTAGCTACTACTGGAGTTGCACGTTGTAATGTGAAACTAGCACCAGAAGCAATACCTAGTAAACCTGTTGTAATTGGTACAGAAGTACCAGAACCACCAGAACCTGAAATAATGTAAACACCTTTGGCTGCACCATCATGGATAGTCAGAGTACCACCGTAGTAATTTGCTATAGTAATTCCAGCAGCAGCGGTTGTCATTGCAACAGCAGCATTAGCGCCAGCACCGTCAGTACCTGAGTGTGTACCAACATCTACTACAATACCAAATGCTCTTGGAGTACCGCTTGTATCTACATCTTTGTTAAAATCAGAAGCAAAATATTTTACGTTAATCTCAGAATAAGGACTTGCAGTAATACCTGCGTCATTGGAAGTAATATCTAAGTCAGCTTCATTGGATAATAGTAAGTTAACTAAGTTAGCACCTGTTGCTGTTTTACCTGTATCAGCTAGAATAGAATCTTTATACTTGAAGTTATACTCACGAACGAAACCTTTGAAGTATGTTCGGTTGTCGAAGGTTGTAGTAGTTGCATCAGCAGCAATATCACCGTAAACTTGAATACCTTCATTACACTGGTCAGTGAACGTGAAGTTTGTAGGAGTACCTGTGGATGTACGCTGCCAGTATAACTGAGCACCAGAATT